TAATAATAATAATAATAATAATAATAATAATAATAATAATAATAATATCGAAAGTTTTGGAAATATGACTAATGATGATGACGCCATTTATCCTATTGGTGATACACAAGAATCACAATGGAATGAAAATGAATATCTTACTCAAAGTGAACAAAATCAAGTAAATAAAATCACTCAAAGAAAAGATAAAATTAACGTTTTTGGAAATACACACAATCCAATGAATAGAGAACAAATTGCAACTACCGATACATTTATTTTACCTGTTAAACAAGACTCTTTAAATCCTAATCTTAAAAATACTATTAACCGATTTGTTAATTTAGATAGTCAATTCAGACAATATACTACTGGAGTAGATTCTACATCTACTGATTATACATTAGACCTTTCTGATACATTAAAAGATGTTTTAAATTTAAAATTATATTCTTATCAAATTCCGTTCAGTTGGTATGTTATTGATTCCGCATATGGAAATACCTGTTTTTGGATTATTGATTCATCTAATAATAATTCTATTCCTATTTCTATACCTCCTGGGAATTATACTCCTCTTTTATTTCAAGCACAATTAAATACTTCTTTTTTATTAGCCGGATTCACATTTCCTCCATATAATATACCTTTATATGATGTTAGTATGAATTCAAATTCTCCTGTTTATTATAATAGTAATAATGGAATTATTACATTATTCTTATATGGAGGAACATTTAATGATCCTTTAAATATATTTCCATCTTTTATATTAGATACTACAACTATTCTTATTTTTTATGATTTTACTGGAATTTTACAATGTAATAATAATTGTAAAAGTAAAAATAATCATTATTTTAATAATACTTTAGGATGGATTATGGGATATAAATTACCTTATTTTAATATTGAAATTAGTGGAAATACAGCATCTTCTATTTTAGATTTAAATGGAACCAAATATTTAATATTAGTTATTGATGATTATAATCAAAATCACGTTAATAATAGTCTTGTTTCTATTTCACAATATTCACATACTTTAAAAATACCCAACTATTATTCATTAGATTTACCATATACTTGTATTACACCTGCACAACAAACAAATACTTTACAACAATTAGTTAATGAAGTTATAGAGCAATCTGTATTTGATAATCAAACTGTTAATAGTCAAAATGGGTTATTAATTGCCAATAAATATAATCAAGAATATACCTCAACTCAACTCATTTTACCTAGTGCACCTAGAACTTTAACTCAATCACAAATTTACACTATTAATGAAATTAATAAAAATAAAAACAATTTAACTAATTATTTAGCTAAAGCACCTACATCATCTGATATTATGGGTGTATTACCTATTAAAACATCAACTGGTGTTCCGACTGGTTCTTTATTAGTTGAATTTAGTGGTTCTTTACAAGAGAATACTAGAACTTATTTTGGACCAGTTAATATTGATAGAATGGCTATTCAATTATTAGATGATAAAGGTAATGTATTAAACTTAAATGGAAATGACTGGTGTTTCACATTAGTTTGTGATTGTTTATATCAATATTAGGGGGTATTATACCCCCTTACACAATGAATTAATATTTAATAATATATTATGTTATGAATATATTTTTTTATTTATTGAATCGATTGGGAACTAATGGACCTTTTCTTCTTTTTTTTCTCTCTATTATTCTTTTATGGAATAAACAATATTTATTATTTTATTATATTATTGGATTTTTCTTTAATGCTATTTTAAATTTAATTATTAAAGGAATTATACAACAACCTAGACCTTCTGAAGATATTAAAATATTTAATTTAGCATTATCTAATGGTAAAAGATTCATATTTAAAAATGGAATTCCTCACGATATATTTGGAATGCCTTCTGGTCATTCACAATCTTCTCTCTTTTCTACTATTTTTATTTTTTTATCAATTAAAAAAATTAATGTTTTATATTTTTATTTACTTTTTTCTTTATTAATTATGAGTCAAAGAGTCGTTTTTAATTTTCATACAGTACTTCAATGTATTATTGGCGCATTAATCGGAACTTGTTTTGCATATTTAATGTATAAAATAGCTAGATCCAGTATTACTGGAAAAATCAATATGAAATTGGATGATTTCGCAATTAATTAAAATATGTTTGTAATTTAATGAAATATACTTTTAAAAATAAAAAATATAAAAATAAAAAATTAACACAAAATAAAAAATATATTAAATATAATATAACACAAAATAAAAAATATATTAAAAATAATATTTCTTTAAAACTTAAAAAAGGTGGTAGATTCTTTAATAAAGAAGATAAACTATTATATTATGAATTATTTACGAAATACAAAAATGGTTCATTAACTGATACTGAATTTACAACACTTTATAATTTAATACAACCTTTTCATGATACAGAAGAAGATGAATATAATAACTTGATTGTAGAAGAACAAAATAATACTATAAATAAACTTGATACAAAAACACTTGATAGATTAAAATCTATAAAAAGAAAAAATAGATTATATATTGATGATGAATTCGCAAAGAGATATATTGAATTATATGATAAAAAAATAAATAATCAACCATTAACTGAAAGTGAAGAATTTGAATTTAATCAATTATATAAAGCATATGGGGAAAATGATAAGACAACGGATGATAGATATGTATTAGCAAAAAAAGAATATTTCGCACAAAAAATAAAAACAAAAGAAATGTTATCTAAAATTAATAATAATAATGCACAACTTAATACAAGATATTTAGAATTATCTAATAAAAAAAAAACATTATCATTAACTCATCTGGAACAAATAGAATTTGATATGTTAAATGATATATTTAATCCTAATAATCCTATACAACCTAATCCTATACAACCTAATCCTATACAACCTAATCCTATACAACCTAATCCTATACAACCTAATCCTACTAATCCTACAATTTTAAAAAAACTTAAAGAAAGATATTTAGAATTATTTTATAATAAAAATACATCATTATTAACTAAAGAACAACAAATAGAATTTGATACATTAGATAAAGTATTTGGAATTAACAATACAACTACAATAGATATTAATTTAAGAAATCAGCTGACAAGACTTGAACAAAGAGTTACAGATATGCAAAATTATATTAATTTATATGATAAAAACAAAAATGCATCATTAACTGATCTTGAACAAATCGAATTTGAAAAATTATATAAAATATTTGGAAAAAATAATAAAACAAAAGATGATAAATTTGTATTAGTTAATAAAAATATTTATTATGGATTTGACAAATTAACCCAACAAGAACAAAATAAAATAGAACAAATAAGAAATAAAAGTTATAGACCACAATCATTATCATTAACAGTACAAACATCACCATTATCATCATCACCATTAACATTACAAACATCACCATTATCATCACTATTAACATCACAAACATCACCATTATCACCATTATCACCATTAACATACCCATACCCATTATCACCAGTATCACCATTAACATCACAAGTATCACCATTATCACCATTAACACCAGTATCACCATTAACATCAGATCCGTGTGATTTATCTTTACTTAAAAAAATATATAGAACAGTTATAAAACTTAATAAAAAAATATTTCCTGATTCTACAAATACTTATTATAATTTTGAAAATAATAATATATTACTTCTGAATATATATAATATAGTTACAGAAATTAATAATAATATATCTGACAATGATTTGTCTTCACTTGATTAATTATAAATATCATAATATGTAATCTAAAAAAAGTGTTTATTCAATTCATTCATTAATTAAAATATATATTTAATATAATTAATGAATTTCATTTTTAATAATACAAATAATACAAATAATACAAATAATACAAATAATATAAATAATATAAATAATATAAATAATACAAATAATACAACTACAAATACTAATAAAAATATTTGTTCCAAATATAATGGTTATCCTAGTTTTACACCAACTATTAATACTATTTCAATCAATAATAGTATTACTGGATATTATACTGTTGTTTATATTAATGGCACCAATTTTTTACCTCCTGTATATGGAACTACATATGTTAAATTTAGAAATTTAAACAATCTTATCACCTTTAATTTATTAATTACTTTTTATAGTTCTTTTAATATTTCATTTATTGTTCCAATAAATGCACCTTTGGGAAATTATTATATTACAGTTGTTAATATTTATAATGGAAATTTTAGTCCAGGAGTAAATATTTCATATACTGGAACTCCGAATTATTCTAATTCAATTCAATATACTATTTCATAAAATATTATTTATAAATAAATATATATGAAATATTTCAAATTATATATATTTTTATTAATTCTTTTTATTTTTATTGTTTCTTATTATAATACTTATAAAAATACTTATACAGAACAGTTCAATTCTAATTTTAATAAACAAACATTTATTTTATTGGGGGATAGTATTCTTAATAATAACGCATATGTAGATAATGAAAATACTGTTAATCAATTATTAATAGAGAGAACTAATGGAAAAATTATTTGTTTAGCTATGGATGATTCTACAATTAATGATGTTTATAATCAACTTAATTCTAATTCTATTAATGATAATTTAAATAATAAATATACTACTATTTTTCTCTCTATTGGAGGAAATAATATTTTATATAATTATGTTGAAAACATTAATAAAGATGACACTATTATCAAAACTATTTTTACAGAATATAAAAAATTAGTTAAACAAATTCAACATAAATTCTCCAATTCTAATATCGTTCTTTTAGATATTTATTATCCAAATAATTCAATATATAAACAATATCATTCTATAATTAATAAATGGAATAAAATGATTTATAATTATGCAAAAAATCCTAAAAATAAAATTAGTAGTGTATTTAAAATAAGTAATATTTTAACACAACCGGAAGATTTTACATTGGGTATTGAACCTTCTTCTTGTGGTAGTATAAAATTAGTAAATTCACTTTTAAATAGTTATTAAATTAAATATCAATATATAAATATAATATATTGATATTTAATATGGGTGCCGGAATATTACCTACAACAATACATAATAATAAATTATATTTTTTATTTGGAAAAGAAAATAAATATGAAGATTCTGCGCCAGGATTTTCTGATTTTGGAGGAGGTACTGATAATAAAGAATCTTTATTTAAAACTGCTATTAGAGAAGCAACTGAAGAACTTACTGGATTTTTAGGTAATCAAACTGAGATTTATAAATTATTAACTAAATACGGAACATATAATATTGATTATGACAGTAATACTCATAATACATATCGTATGCATATTTTTCCTTATAAATATAATCCTTGGTTACCTTATTTTTTTAATAATAATCAACAATTCATTCAACACAATTTAAGTAAAACAATTATTAAAAAAAGTAAAATATTCGAAAAAAATGAAATTAAGTGGGTTTGTATTAATGATATTCATAAAATGCGTTCACAATTTAGACCTTATTTTAGAAATATTATTGATATGATTCTCATTCAAAAAAAAGATATTTTACAATTTATTAAAAAAAATATTAAAAATAAAACATTGAAATCTAAATTTAATAAAAATAAAACATTGAAACATTAAGTTTAAATATTATAAATAATATTTACAAAAAACATTTGATGAATCAGATTTATAATTTATAAATTATAAATTACTTATTTATTCTTTTCCTTTTTTTTACACTCTTTTTTTTATTTTTTATTTTTCTTTTTACACTTTTCTTTTTATTTATTTTTCTTTTTTTATTTCCTGCTGTATAACTACCTGTATAACGAGTATCTCTATATCTTCCATGTAATCGAATCGAACAAATTTTTAATTTATTTTTTTCTACCATATCAAAGTCTCGTAAATCGTGTAATGATAAAATATCACTGCTACGACACGCTCTATTTACATATGTCATTGAATTATATCCTAAAAAATGCATAAATAATTGAAGTGAATAACTATCTATTGTTGAAATTAATAATTGTTGAGATAATTCTAATTCTCTTTCTGGAGATATTTCTAATTCTCTTAATACCAATGATATATTAATTCTACCTAATACTTTATGTATAATTCTTATTTCGTGTTGAAAATTATAATCATCTTTACCAACTTCTATAATTCCATATTGTTGAAGATAACTACTATTATTTATCGCAAGAATACATTTTAATATATCTGATACACTTTTACCTAATTTACAAATATGATCGAATTGGATTAAATTTAAAAATTTGATTGGACTTCCGTCTGGCATTTGCATTTCATTAATAATTCTATTATGTACTTCATTTTTTGATGAAAATAAAGCTAATGCTGAAAAGTCGGATCCTTTTGGTTGTTCTTCAATTCTATATGCTTCAAATTTAAAAAATGAATAAGGTAAATGTTCTATTGTAATCAACGAATTTTCTCTTTTTTTTGTTAATGTAGTATATAATTCTGCAGCATCGGGATTTTTTAATATTCGATTAACTTCTAAATTTGCCGTTTTTTTACCTTGTATTATTTCTTTTCCTAATTCCGAAAACCCTAAACTATCTAATCTTGCCATAGTTTTTACAATATCTGATCCACTATCCTCAAATAATTGTATTATTTTTCTTAATTCTATATATCTTGATCTAGTATCACATAATGTATGAGTATTTACATCACTAAATTCTACAAATTGTATTATTACAGAATTAATACTTTCTCTAATATTAGTATTTAAAAGTCTTATATTTAAAGAATTTACTGTTTCTTTACTATGTGCAATAATACCTAAAATACCACTATTTGAATTTACTGTTTTTTCAATATTTGCATTACAGTAATCTAAACTTTCTTCATTAAAATCTGGATGTGCATATTTTCTTCTATCGGATTCAGTCTGTCTCATAGTCTGTTCAAATTTTTCCTTATATTCTGATTCATCATCTGTTTTTTCTTCATAATCTTCTTCATTTTTTTGCATAATATATATTTATATAAATAAATAATAAATAATAAATAATAAATAATAAATAATAAATAATAAATAATAATAATAATAATAAATAAGAAATAAAAATATAAATGATTTAAATATTATTTTATAAATAATATTTAAATGACTAATAATAATATTGTTTTTAAAGATGGACAATTAATTAATAATAATAATTATTATGATACTTTATGGGATGGATTGTTTTCAAAAGTTAAAAAAAATGGACCTATTATACAATTTATACAATCGTGTTTATTTGAAAATAGTATTTTTTTAATACCTCATAGTGATGGAAATATAACACAAAATCGTAATTATAATGAATATAATGATATAAATTGGAATGTAGAAATACAACCTTATATTGATGAAGCAAAAGAACAAAATAAAATATTTTTTTTAGGTGTGTTATCTCAAATTAATAAAGATCCTAATATAAATTATATTTATATACCTTTAGATGATGACATTTTTGAAAATGGAATTGAATATTTTTTCCCTCAACAAAATTTATTAAAATGGAATGAACGTAGCAATGAATTATGTTGGAGAGGAGGATGTTCTGGTATAGGTGATTCAAATTCATTACGAGTCAATTTCGTAAAAAAACTAATAAATATTGAAATATCCACCAATGTTCGTCTTTCAAATTGGTGGAGTGAAAATAAAAACATTCCTAATGAATATTTTAGAGAGAGAATACATTATACTGAATTTTTAAAATATAAAATTTTTTTTATTGTTGATGGAAATGTCATTGCATCTAATCATATGTGGGGATTCGCTACTGGTTGTATTCCTTTTATAATATCAAATGCAAATTGTTGGTTTACTGATTTAATTATTCCATACGTTCATTATATTCCAATTAAATATGATTTAAGCGATTTATTTGAAGCAATTCAATTTGTTTTAAATAATGATTCTAAAGCAGAACAAATCGCTCAAAATGCTTTATTATTTTCAAAAACTTATTTTTCCGCTGAATATCAACACAAATATCTTAAAGAAAGTATTCTAAAATTTAATTCTATTTAATAATATTCTTTTGCTTCATCTATTTCAAAATGTATTTCTGGAAATGATAACCATTCTGAATATGGTTGAGCTTTACTTGTTGATCTTTCTAAAGAAAGTAAAATCTTTAATGCTTGTATTCTTCTCTCTAATGGATTTATTGTAATAGATAATTTACGAGATAATTGCTTCCATCTCCATTCAAATTGAAGCGCTGATTTCCAATCTGGAAAACCTGATATATGCATCGCTCTTTTCCAAATCTCACCTTGATTTACTTTTATTTGAGTTGCTTGAGCACCACCTTTTATTTCTTTATTATGTTGTCTTAATCGCCTTTCCAAATTTATAGTTGAACCTACATAAGTTGAACCATTTGTAGAAACTAGTAAATATACAAAACACATTATTTATATATACTTATTTTTTTTTTACATCCTTTTTTATGTGCTGCTATACCTTTTAATGTTTTTGAAGTATAGATATTACATAAATTACATTTATGTATATATAAATTATTTTGAGATATTATAAATTTTGTAGATAAATATTTATCTAATGTATCAAATTTAAAATTCTCTATATTTTTTATCAAATTATTATTATTTTCTTTTATAAATTTTATCATCGATTCTTTATAATTTAAAAATACTTGATATTCTTTATTTATTTCAATTAATAATGACGCATTTATCGTGGGATTTAATTTATCGTTAAATAATTTTAGCTTATCATATAACGTATAAATTATTTCTATTGAGTTTTTTATTTTTTCTATATCATAATTACAATTTGCTATATATATCAAAATATTACCATTATATATTTCTATTTTAAAACTTGGTTTATTTATTATTCCACTATGCTGTGATATAAATATTCCGCAACAATTATTTTCTTTTATTGATGATATAAACAAATCTATTATATCTATGTCGACATTTACATTTGTTTCTTTACTTTCAATCATTATTTGCGGCTTGTTTTGACTTTTTATTATATAATCACAATGCATTGACATATTCGTATTTTTTATTATTCTATCTGTCGGACAAATATTACATAACATAATCTCCATTTGTTTCTCTCCAATCAATTGATTTTCTTTTATTATTTTCTTTAAATTATATTCATTTATTGAATTATCTTCAATTATTGATTCAAATAAATCTATTAAGTATAAATTTATATTAGAATTTTTATCATAAAAATCTTTTATTTTTTTATTATTTATTGAAATTATAGAATTATTACAAACTGAATTATTACAATTTGTATTTTCCATATATTTATGTGTAATAATTTATTTTTAAATTATTTACTAAAGATTCATTTAATTAATTATTTATCTTATCAGTTGTAATTACAAATTCACAATTTCTAATTACAAATTTATGTCGGATTTTTTACAATGGGTTTTTTACAATGGGTTTTATTATTTTATGTTATTTTATGTTATAATATTTATTTTATAGTAATTTAGAAATTACCGCAACTGCAGTTATTTGTGGTTCAGCTGAACCTGAACCTAATTGTCCGTTTAATGTTACTGAAGGCACATAAGATGAATGATTTCTAAAATTTATTATAGCTGCTGTTCCTGTAGGAGACAACTCAGATGTTTGATATAATACATCTGTTTCACTTAAAAACAATATTATTGAAGCTGAATTTTGAGATGCACCAGTAGGAGAACCTACGATAGAATTATTGTATAATTGATTATTATAAAATACAGCAAATTGACACGGTTCCGTATGATAAATATTATAATATATATTATAATATCCTGTTTTCCATATTAATATATCGGTTGAAGGAACATTAATAGCACAATCACCATATTGTACAGATAAAGAATCAAATATTACATTTTCTTCTATTAATAATGTTTGATCTGTTATTCTAGTTACATGTAAAAACGTTGGATCAAACATTTTTGGTCCAGTAAAACCAGTAGGACCCATATCTCCGGTAGGACCAGTAGGACCAGTAGGTCCTATATCTCCTGTATCTCCAGTAGGTCCAGTAGGTCCCATATCTCCAGTATCTCCTGTATCCCCAGTAGGACCAGTAGGTCCCATATCTCCAGTAGGACCCATATCTCCAGTATCCCCAGTAGGACCAGTAGGTCCCATATCTCCAGTAGGACCCATATCTCCAGTATCTCCAGTAGGACCCATATCTCCAGTATCTCCAGTAGGACCCATATCTCCAGTAGGACCAGTAGGACCCATATCTCCTGTATCTCCAATATGACCGGTAGGACCAGTAACACCAATATGACCGGTAGGACCAGTAACACCAATATGACCGGTAGGACCAGTAACACCAATATGACCGGTAGGACCAGTAACACCAATATGACCGGTAGGACCAGTAACACCAATATGACCGGTAGGACCAGTAACACCAATATGACCGGTAGGACCAGTAACACCAATATGACCGGTAGGACCAGTAACACCAATATGACCGGTAGGACCAGTTGGTCCTATTGGTAATTCAGAACAACAAACACAAAAATTGATAGAATTTAAAATAACACTAGATGATTGATCTGAACCGGACGCAGTAATGGAAATATATTTATATTTACAAAATTGTGGTATTTCTATTGTTTGAATTATTGGATTATCAATAGAAGTATATAACATGTATCCAGGTATTCCAAGTGTTTGAGAACCATAAATAGTAAATCCACCATTTGGTATAATATTTCCAATTGTAATAGTAGGACAACAATCTTTATTAACTGAATATATTAAATTTAAAAGATCTAATTGTATAAAAGAATTTTTATTTATTTCATAATTTATATCACTAGCAATACCTAATCCATAATTATTACCATATAAGTCTGTAGGTAGATTTATAGGAACATCAAAAGTAAATCCATTTGCTGTAATATTTATTTTTTTATGTGAATAATTACAAGTTGTTCCAATATCACCACTAGGTAAATTAAAATAAATAGTTTCATAATAACAATTTTTATTATCGTTACAACAAGGTTTATTATCACAAGAGCAGTCATTATTATGATGTTTAATCATTATAATATCAACTTATATTATATTTTTTACAAAGATTTTAATCTTAATTTTATTATGTTAAATGATAACATATATATTATATTTTTTACAATTGTAAAATTGTAACTAATAATTCTAATTAATAGTTATTATATTATTTGATTTGATACTATACATAAATAAATTACATAATTTATACATATTTTCTGTAAAATTAATAAATTTATGTATAATTATAATAGATTTTATAAAATTAGAGGATTCATTTGGAGTAAAATGATTATTAATTATAAAAATATGAATTCCATTTATTATTTTTTTTAAATTAACAATATTATTAATTTCAAAATTAATATTAATATAATCAACAATTGATTTTGAAAGTTGATTTTTAATAAAATCGAATTCAGAATAAGTTAAATGATAATTTTTATGATTACATTTAATAATTAAACCCATATCAATATATTATTATATTTTTATGTTTTATATTATAATTTACATTATATAATAATAAGTCCTTGGTGTAAAATGAAATGAAAAATGAAAAATGAAAAATGAAATATATATATTATTTTTATAATTTAAAGAAAATAAGTAATTTAATTATTAATTATAACATTACAGGTAATAATACTATTAATATTATACATACAATTACTATAAATAATATCCATGCATTATCCATTAGTATAATTATATTAAATATCATCTATTTAAATTAATATTTACTATTTATTGAAATCAAATATAAAGAAAATAAGTAATTTAATTATAAATTATTAAACATATAATTACTATAAATAATATCCATGCATTATCCATTAGTATAATTATATTAAATATCATCTATTTAAATTAATATTTACTATTATTGTTGTGCTTTATTTAAAACTAAACTATTCTATTGAAATCAAATATAAAGAAATTAAAAATACAAGTAATGATGAAATTAATAATATATATATTGATAAATTTAATAAAATATTTTTTAATATTTCATTTTTACATAAATATTTAAAAAATAATACAATTATTGTAATAATAATTATATTTGGGATACAATGACTTGTATCTTCTACATATTTTTCTGTATTATTTTTTGTTCCAAATATAATATCACATATATCAGGTCCTAAATTAGTATTTTCATTTATATGATGTAAATAATGAAATTTATTTACATTAAATATAGAATAATTAATAAAATGTGTAGTTAAATAACATAATGTGTACATTATAACAATCCATAAATTAAAATAATTGTTAAAATAATTAAAACTATTAAAAAAATTATATTTTTTTAAAAAATAATATGTACATAAAGTAGGCATACTAAAACTTATACCTTCTAATAAAATTTCAATTAAAATAGAATATAAATCATCATTATTATGATGGTGAATATGAATAATTGAAAATATATTTTTATGTAAATGAAAAAATACATGCATAAAATATGAATTTAAAAATACTACAATTAAAGTTACTATACCACCACTTAAATTTGGATATGAAAGCACAAATGTTGAAATAAATATAGTAATCCAATATAAATAATTTTTTGTTATAGAATTATATATAGTTATATCTTTTTTATTTTCAGATATATCTTCTTTATTTTCAGATATATCTTTATTTTCAGATATATCTTCTTTATTTTCAGATATATTTTTATTTTCAGTTATATTTTCAGATATATCTTTATTTTCAGATATATCTTCTTTATTTTCAGTTATATTTTTATTTTCAGTTATATTTTTAATTTTAGTTATATTTTTAATTTTAGTTATATTTTTAATTTTAATTATATCTTTTTTAGTTATATCTTTATTAGAATTATTTGTTAAAATCATATTATATAAAAAATATAATATAATATAAACAATTAAACAAAATTAATTATACATATAAATTGTTATAATTTATTAATTTAAAATTAAAAGTATTTAAAATTATTATACTTAAACATTTAATTATTACTAACATTATTGTATTAGATAATATTTCAATTTGAGATTCATAAATATGACTACAATTATATACAATTCCTAAATTTTTAAATATTTTTTGTTTAATTTGATCAGTTGTAATATTTAAATATTTCTCTTCAAGTTTAGTATATGGACAACCGTGAAGAACTACAACTGCAAAAGCATCAAGTGATAGTATAATAAATACTATAATTAAATCACACACATTATTATTAAATAATATTATAAAACTGACAAAAAACAAAAACAACCAATGAACGATAATATAATATGAACTATGTACTATATTTTGTAAATTAAATTTTTTATATATATAATGTGAAATTTTTCTTATAATATTTTCACTAACAATATTAAAATTGGCATCATCAATATTAATATTTTCATCAGTATCAATTAGATTAATATTATTTTCAAGGGAAATGGAATTCGGTGGTTTAATATTTATATCAATATATTCTTCTTTATTTAAATTATCATCAATATTTATATTTGTATTATCATAATTAATATATTCTTCTTTAATAGCAGAATTTGTATTATTATTTTTTAAAATACTCATTATTATATAGTTTTTAAAAAATATAATAATAAAACGCAACTAACTAACTAAACTATATTGCTAAATATTAAAAAAAGGCGTTTTAGGTTTTTGAATTAAGTATTTAAATATATAATTCTATATTTAATGAAACTATTTGGAATTTATATTAAATTACTTTTATTTTGGAATATATAAATCCAAATATTCTTTATTAATTATATTTGCAGTCCAAAATATATTATCTTCCTCTTTCCATTTATCACTTTTATTTAAATTATCTACTGCTAATAAGGGCTGAAAATTTGTATAATTACAGCAATTCAAGAACTCGTCTTGATCATTCAAATTAAAAGAACTTACTGGTTTAATATGGTCTAAATGTATATTATCCCAAGTCATTAAAGCAGTCATTTTCTTTTCCATAAATTCTTTAAAATATTCTATATTACAACCCAAATATTCTATGCTATGCTGTAATTTTTTATGATTAGATAATTTAACTAATCTATAAATTTGATTACGTTGTAAATGAACTAGATAATGAGTAAAATTACAATCTTTACACTCACGTTTTTGTCGTTTATGTTCGCATACCCCACTTCCTCCACATTCAATACATCCGTCTTTTCTTTTATTATGTTCGCAAATTCCATTTCCACCGCATTCAACACATCTGTATTTTCTTTTATTATGTTCGCAAATTCCATTTCCTCCACATTCAACACATCCGTCTTTTCTTTTATTATGTTCGCAAATTCCATTTCCACCGCATTCAACACATATGTATTTTGATTTATTATGTTCGCATACCCCACTTCCTCCACATTCAATACACGTACTTTTTTGTCGTGAATGTTCGCAAATTCCACTTCCTCCACATTCAATACACGTATTTTTTTGTCGTGAATGTTCGCACTTATATTTGTCTTTATTTTTTAAATACCATAATCGTTTATATTCTTTTTTTTCAGCATCTGTTTTTGGCATTATGATTTGCTTACATAGTATATATCATATAATGTTTAAATCGTTTATTAAATAATTATTAAAATTATAAATCAATAATCATTTCTCAATGCGGTTATCGTGTCTATATTAATTAATTTATCAAATAATTCGTTGTCAATAACTATATGCAATATCTTTTTATAAATTTAATATATATATTTTTTAATATTGAATTTTTAATATAAATAAATTTATATATTTTATTTTTTCTAAATAAAATTAAATAAAATAATATATAAATTATTATTTTTTCAAATAATAAAATATATATATTAAATAAGTATGATATAATAGATAATTTTTTTAAATCATTGCACATATATGTATTTGTATTTTTAATATAAAAAGTATTCATTTCTAATATTCCTAAAAAAATTCTATGAATATTTGTTTTTTCATTTTTAATTTGAATTATATCTTGTATTTTATCAATTGTATATAAATTTAAAAATAATAATTGTGTATTATCTTTTTTTTTAAAAAAGTAAGGTGTGATACCATCGATATATGTATTTTTATATAAAAAATTATTATCTATTAAATATGGTACAAAACACGATTTTATAATTTTATCATATAAATCATCTGCATTTTTATATGTTTTTGTAACTTTTTTTTTCAATTGTAATACATTATTATAAGATATAAATAATTTATTATTAATTAGTTGAATTAAGTTAGGTGGTAATTTATGATTTAAATAATATTTAATATTTTTTATAATTGATAAATTATAATTTTTTTTAAAACTATCAATAAAAATATTATATGTATCAATAAAATAATTTAATTCATCGATTAAATATAATAATCCCAAAATAGAACCTACACTACAGCCGGATATTCTATTAATTTTAACATATTTTCTTTTTTCCATTTCTTTTAAAAAAAATAATGCTCCAATCAAATAGCTTCCATTGAATGCTCCTCCTCCTAATATTAGATCGATTTGTGTAGGTTTATCAGTATTTTTTAAAGTATCAGGTAGATTATCTATTAACTTATCAATAATTGGATTAATCATTTTTAATTAGATTTTAAGATTTTGTTTTAATAATTACGAAATATTGTATTGTTCTTTAAATAGGAAATATATATATTATTGTTCTTTAAATAGGAAATATATATATATTATTTGGCAAATTATGAAAACAAATGAAATGTAATTTTAATTTAAAGATATTCCTATTAATTATTATACTTAATGGAAACAAAATATAAATTAGAAATTACTAATAAACGAATCTGGGATTTTTACAATAATAATAAAAATATTAATTTTGAAGCTGTAAATTTAATATTTTTAGATTTAATTGAAAAAATTAATAATGATATGTCTAATACAATTAGTAATACAATTAATAATGAAATATTATCTTGTGTCAAAGATATTCAAAATAATGTATCATCTATTACAAATATTCTTATCGTGAAATTTCACGATATTAATAAAGAATATATTGATAATATGAAATTAATTATTTCTTCATCATCTAATGAAAATATAGAAAAAATAATGACATTATTAGATAAAAATACCGAACTATGTATTCATAAATTAAATCAAGAAATACCTAAAACACACCAAGAATTAAATAATAAAATAAAAGAAAACTTTTTATCTTTTCAGCAAGTTATTATTACTGATATTAAAGAACAATTTAATACAACTTCAAATAAAGAAGATTCACTTAAACAATACATTTTTGGAATTGATACTAAAATGCAACAATTTCAACAACCATTATATGCATTTATATCTGCTAATCAAGAACAACTCATATCCAACATCTCAACTTTAAAAGAATCTAGTATTATTTCACAATCTAGTCAAAATAAAGTTTTTGAAGAATTAGGCGAATTTTTAAATAAATATCGAACTAATTCTAATTATAAAGGAAAATCA